TTACTCGATGATGGGGGATAGCTGGCCGGCCAACTGCTTGGCCTGTTGGCCATGTCCAGTCATGGCCCCGCTGTTACCAGGGGCTGGCCCGTTGCCGTGGGTATGGCTGGCAGTGGCAGCGGCCAGCTGCTCCACCACGTTCATCAGCTGCAGCAGCAGCCGGAAGATGTTCACGCCCTCGGTCCCCATCCACGAACGGGGCGCCTCCAGGTGTTGCAGTTCGCCGGCAACCGCCCGGCGCAACTGGCCCACCACCTCGACCAGATCCCCCGCCGTGGTCTGGCTCATGTTGCCCAGACTCCCCAGGGTGAGATCATCCCCGGCCAACAGCTCGATGGCGCCCAGCACCTCGATGAGCTTGAACCCGCCCACTTCCTCGATGCTGTGCTGGGCTACCTGCAGCCGATGCTGGCCATGTTCCCCTAGGTAGTCGTCACTCTGGTGGTGCATCTGTAGGGCACGGTCATGCAGACGCCGGTCGGTGTGGCGGTAGAGGTTGCCCACGGTATCGGTGTGGCTGAACACCTCGGCCCGCTGCTGCTGCAGCTGCTCGCCCGGGGTGATGTCCGGCAGGGGCCAGCCACTGCCGAGCACTGTGCGGATAAAGGGCCGGTCGGCCCGCCCGAAGGCGAACCCCAGTTCAACCAGCGTCCCCTCAAGGGGGAACTGCAGCAGCCCTTGCTCCTGCCCGCCGAACTGCACCGGCAGCGGCACCGCCCGATAAAGCGGGGCGGCCTTGTCCAGTTGGCCATCCTCGCCAAGCAGTTGCACGTCCACCGCATAGCGGGGGCGAAAGGGGTCATTGAGCTGGCCGGCGCTGGCCTGGTCGCTGATGGCCTCGACCCGCCCGAACTTGGGCAGGTGCATCTTGTCGGCCAACTCCGGGAACTCCCCCTCTATCTTGCGCCGCTCCGGCGACTTGGTGACCTTGCCCGGGGTGGCCGTGGTCAGGGTCATCTCGTCACCCTTGAGCCGCACCCGCATCACCCGCTTGCCGTTGATGATGGTGCCGGGCCGGATGGACGGGACCGGCGACAGGGTCAGGGTGTCGCCAGCCTGGCGGCCTGACCAGGCGGGATCGAGAGTCACCTCCTTGTCATGCCAGCGACTGTCGGCGTGGCTGCCCACAAAGATGGCGCCATTGGGTTGCTGGTACCAGACAAAGTCCGGCACCTCAAAGGCGCGGCCAGCGTTGTCGAGCAGCTGATAACCGGTGCCGGCGCTGGTGAAGTTGGGGATCGGCCGGTCGGTGTAGCCGCTGCCCTGGGGCAACAGAAAGGTCAGACCGGTCTGGTCAGTCAGCCAAGCCAGCAGGCCGCGCAGGGTGGCGTGTTGTTGGCTGACCGGCAGCCGTGAGCCTAGGGCGCCGGCCAGCTCGCGGCACAGCAGCTTGCTGGCACCATTGGCGGCAGGCTGCACATCGTACACGTAACCGGTGAACCAGCGGCGCAGGTCACCGTTATAGCCGGTGTCCAGGGTGAAGGTCTGCCCCTTGCTGGCCGTTCCTTCAATGGTCAGGGCGGCGCGGCCGCCGGCGTTGATGTCCAGCACCAGGTCGTGGTCGACCAGGTGCACCGGCTGGCCGGCGAGGGTCAGTGACGTGGAGAGTTTCATGCCAGCATGTCATCCATCGGTTTGAGCACATAGCGCTCGAAGCTGCTGAGGTCTTGCTCGTCGTCGCCAGTCCCTTTGGCGCCGGGCTTGGCGGCGCTGGTGTTGGCGGTACTCTGGCCCACGGTGGGGGCTTTCTTTGGCAAGCGTTGTTCGCGCTTCTCCGGTACCGAGTTGAACTCCTTCAAGGTGAACTGCACCTGCCAGGCCAATAGCCCCTCCTGTTCGCTGGCGGTGATGCGGCCAGCAAACTTGGCCTGGCGCACCTTCACCGACTTGGCCAGGAGCGAGCCGACCCGGTAGACGTGGCGTTTGCCGCCGGTGCCCTTGGCATCGGCCAGCTCAAACAGTCGGCTCAGCATGCGCTCATCCTTGAACGGGATGAGGCCGGAAACGTCGAGCTCCTTGCCCTTGGCGCCCTGTTCGGCGCTGCTGGTCGAGCTGGTCTGGCCGCTCTGGTCCTTGTCCTGAAACTGCATCGATGCGGAGACCCGCATCGACTTCATGATGATGGGCTCGCCATTGAGGGTCAGCATGGCTTGGCTCATGGGGTTAACTCCTGCCAGAAGGTAAGCGGGGAAGGGGAGAGCAGCAGGGCCGCGACCGTCATGCTCTGGCTGTGGTCAGGCGGCGCGCTCTGCCCCAGCTGGGTGGCGAGGCTGGCCGCATCGCCCTGGCCTTGCCAGTGCCAGAGCGTGCCGGTCAGCGTGCCCAACTGGGCCAAGGTCTCGGCGAGTTGTGCCAGGCGAGCGGCGCGGCGTGTCGCCAGCACCTGCAGCTTGGCGATCGGGGTCTGGCTGTCACGGGCCAGGCTCTCCAGCTGTGCCAGCTCTGCCCCCAACGCCATGCGGGCCGGGCGCAGTGGTGCCCAGTTCAGCGGCTCATCGGCGCGCCAGCGCGGCACCTTGGCCGCAGTGGGCTGGCTCATGGTGTCGTTGTTGGCGTGCAGGCGCCGCAGGGTAGCGCACCATTCAGGCAACGGCAGCAGGGCGCAGAGGATGGCCAGCTGGCGGGCCAGCTCCTCGGCGCTATCGCCGGTGACCAGCCAGGCGAGGGCATGCAGTTGCCCGCTGGGCAGCAGGGGATCGGCCCCATCCTGCAGCTTGGCTGCCAGGGTGGCCACCGCATTGGGGGCGGCCAAGCTGAACTGCTGACCCTGCTGTTGGCCGACCCCGTGCTGGTAGGGGGTGACGGTGAGGCAGCGGCCAGTGACCAGCAACCGATCGAGCTCGGCGCGCAGGCCCGCCAGCGCGGTGGCCGCCTCGCTTAACGGGTGGCTGCGGTACTGGGCGCGGGCCGTGAGCGCTTGCAGGCGGCCCATAGCGCTGGTTTGGGTGGCCGGGATCTGGGTCAGCACGTCCTGGGCGGGTGTGTGCAGGCTGGCGGCACTGGCGGGCCAGCGCAGCGGTCCCTGTGACCAACTCATTGCGGCGCCTCCGGCCAGCTGACTTCGGCTGGCCAGCCATCGCTTTGAGGCAGGCGGTAGAGGGCGACCCGGTAGTGCTGCCAGGCGGTGAGCTGCTCGCGCTCCGCCTCGCGGATGATGCCCAGCTCCTCAGCGTCGCTCAGTGGGGCCATGGCATTGGCGGCCTGCTTGAGCAGCGCCGTCAGGCGGGCCTGCTGCTGCGTCTCGGTCGGCGGCTCGGGGGTGATCACCTCGATATCGCCAAACTCGCCAAACACGGCCCGGCTGTAGAGCTCGCGGCCATGCTCCTCCGAGTCATCCTTGCGGGCGGCAAACTGCACCTGCTCAGGCAAGTGGGCAAACAGCACATCCAGGGTGATGCTGTCGGGATCCGCTGCGTAATGGCGTGGGCGCGCGGCGCTTAGCACTTCGATGCGTTCCATGATGTTCTCCTCTCTTTATGCGACCCGGATCCACAGGGTGGTGCGGTCATCCCAGCGGTCATCATTGTTATCGGTGACGAACCCCAGGCACTTCCAGGTCCCCGGTAAGGCCCAGCTGCGATTTTGGCCCCACTCGGAGGCGTTGGCGGGTCGCAACGACGAGCCGGCGATGGTGTCAGACGGATTCATGGCAGCAGCATGGCCAGGGATCACAGCTGCCAGCATGTAAGTGCCGATCTGCCCCCAGCCGCTGGCGACGATGTCCTGGTTGCCATGGGCGGCGGCGTGGGTGTGTGATTTGTATGCAAAGCCCCCCTGGCACCGGTCGATCAGATTGGCGCCATTGAGACGGGCTGGGTACAGCTCGCCGGCGCCGTCAATCCGCCATCTGCCGCTGGCGGGTACAAGGTTCCCGCTGTTACTGAATCGCCATACTTTCCAGTAGCCGCCGCCGTCAGTGCAGCTTAAGACGTGCTCAACGTTATCGGGGGTGTCATCCGGGTTAAACATCCCGTAATGGTTTTCAAGCGCCCATATGCCGGTGCGTTGCATCTGGATGCCGGCAATGCCAAGCAAGGAACCTGCGCTGGGTGTTGAGATCGTCTCGCCCCAAAATGAACACTGACCCTTTGCCGTCCAGGCACGATTGGCTGCCGGGTAGTGGGCTCGGTAGCGGCCCGCGACGGTGAAAAAGCCATCACTATCTACGCCGCCATAACCTTGCGCCTCACCACCTTCGCCATTGCTGGAGCAAAAGCGCAGGGTCCCTGTCCCTTGCGGCTTATACATCATCACCGCAAACTTGCCCGGCTCGTGCAGCTCCACGGAAGGGTTTCCTGCGTTCCTGACCTGGTGATAGGCGCTCTCGCTACCGCCAGAAACGACAAGGGCATTCATTCCCACACCACTGTCAGCATTAAGCCAAAACGCCTGTGACTGCCACACTCCATCTTGATAGCGATGAAAGCCAAGCCTTCCATTGGAGGCATCTATCCCCACACCCCAAGCCAGACCGCGAAAGTCCTCATAAGGGCTGAACTTGAGACCCGCATTGTCAGCGATCCGCACGGCAGATGCTGCAAGGCGCTTGTGGGCGGTGAGCTCATTGCGCCCGATGGTGATCACCTTGGATGGGGCATTCTCGGCGTTCACCTTGGCGCTGATATACGGATCGGCATTCTCGGGCGCCTCCATGCCCAGCCAGGTGCCGCCGTTACTGCCAGCGCGTGAACGTGCTATCAGCCCAGTTCTTGCGTAGATGGCATCTTTCGCATCGACGCCACCGTCCAGGGGGCCGCCAGTCTTCGGGTACCCTCCCATTTGCTCCAGGGTGGGTTTGTCCGTGACTTCGTCCCATGAGTGGGTGTGACTGTGGTCTTTGATCTCCACCGCGATGGTGACGCCCTGGGCATCTTCCAGGATGCCCTTGCCGGTGACATCGCCGGTCAGCTCGATGGTGCGCTTGCGGCGAACGTCATTGACGCTGCCGTCCATATTGACGATGGCCACCTTGGCCACATGGTGCTGATGGCCGTTGCTGTCCAGGTAATCGACCATATCGGGCACACTCAGGATCAGGGTGAAGTGATTCACCCAGGCATCGAGCAAAGAGCCCGCCCGGTAGATATCGAGCCAGAGCCCCACCGGCTTGGCGCCCGGGGTCACCTTCTTGACCTCGTTCAGCTCCGCCCGCAGGCCGCCCACGTAGGCCACCCCGGGCTGCACCTTGTAGACCCCGGACTCGTTGACCAGATTAAAGCCGTTGCCGTAGAAGGTGGCCGGCCCGAAGAATTGCAGCGCCTGCAGACGCAGGTCGTCGTCCATCCCGCGCAGGCGGGCGGCATAGTCAATCTGCCAGGTGCTGGCGTCCACGTGGGTGGCGGTGGCCTCGGGGGCCCGGTCGTATTCCATCAGCATGGATTTGACCAGGCTGTTGCCGGTCTGGCCGGTGGCCTCATTGGTCTTGAGCTTGGTTTCCAGCCCCTTGTGCACAATCATCCCCACCACGCCGGTGGCCTTGTTGATGAGATACATGGCGTTGAAGCTGAAATCGCCGACCGTGGTGTCCATGACGATGGTGTAAGCCACCGCATCGTTGTTGATGCGCCCGCGCTGGTCCACCGCGTGGCGGTGCACAATCTGGCCCGCCAGCGGCAGGCCGCTATCCGGGTTGATGGCGGCATCGGGATCGAGCCCCGGCACGTTGGCCAGCACGAACTCATCGAGCACCACCGGCGTCTGGTTGGTCAGGCACTCCTGCCAGTAGCGGGAGAAAGCGTTGGTAATGATCTGGCTCATGCGTTCCTCTTAAGTGTCGCGCCGAACACCTGCTGGCTCATGTCGATGCGACCGAACCGCAGGGTGCCGGTGACCGGGTAAACCACCTGAAAGCGATAGCGGCGGCAGGTGCGGCCATAGTGTTGAATCAAGGTTTCCATCAGTTGCTGGTTGGCCGCGATGGCGCTGTCGGTCACCTCGATGGTGATGACGTCCCAGGGGGCGCCGGCCTGGCGTTCGTGGATGTCACACCAGCCGATGCCAAGGCGCTCGAAAATGCGCTTAAAGCCGGCCACCTCACCGGCGTCCCGGGCGTTCACAAAGGCGAACTTGACCCGTTTGCGAAAGAGCGGCAGCGGCTCGCCGTTGAAGCGGGTGATGTCTCGCTCCCAGGCGAGCAGCGCCAGCAGGGACTCAGAACAGGTCAGTGGGTCTTGCTGGGCCAGCGGCAGCAGCAGCCAGCCCTTGAGCCGTTGCCAGAAGGCGTTGATGCCCTTGGCCAGAAACCCAGGCTCGGCATGGGCCGGGCTGATGGTGTAGCCATCTTCCCACCAGGGGGCGCTGGCATCGGGTAGCGCCGGCGCCTGCAGGTCGTGTTCAAGCGGGGTCGGGTTAGTCATGCAGGGTCACCGCCAGCGAGCTCAGACGCGGGATGGCCAGCCCCGACACGATGTCATCCTGTGCAAACTTGAGGCTCTGCAGCTGCGGGAACTGGCTGTGCAGCTCGCGGCCGAGCTGGGAGAGCGAGAAGCGCGAGCGCGGCCAGGTGCGGGTGACGGCCGGGAAATCTGCCGACTGGCGAAACGCCGCCTTGACCAGGTTCTCGGCGCCCGCCTTGAGCGCGGCTTTCTGCTCGTCGGTGAGGTTGGCTTGTGGCCACAGTGCAAGGGTGAGGCTGTGCTGGGTTTCTGGCATGGCCAACACGAACAGGTCATCGCCGTGGCCATGGTTGCCCTGGCGGCCCACGTAGTCGTTGAGCTGCTCAATCAGGCTGGCCGGGGTGGCGCCCACCTCCAGCAGGATATAGGCATTGGCGGTACCCGGACCCCGGGGGGCCTCGTGCTCGAAGAAGACGTGATCGGCCCGAATGCCCGCTACGCTGGCCAGCATGGAGCGGTAAATGGCGTCGATGTGATAACGCCCCACCGCCGAGAACTGGTTCTGGATGCGCAGGCCGAGCGCGTCATTGCCCTCGACGTCGCTGCCCTGGGTGGTGATCCACTCCTTGTCATCGTTGCGGGCCGACAGGATGCCGGTCACCGGTTCACTGAGCAGGTTGTAATATCCCGGCGCCAGATTCCAGGCTGCGCCGGCGAACTCCGCCTCGCAGACCACCTTGGCCACCGCTTCGCCGGCGGGGCTCACCACCGCCTGCAGGGGTTTGAGGCGGTAGATGGTGCCGTTGATGCGCTCGGTGGCGATCCAGATATCGGCCGGGATGGTGACCGCTTCGCTGGGGTTAGCTTTGACGAAGTTGACCAGGCCCCGGGTTTTCTGGGCCGCCTTGCGGGTCAAGTCCACATCCCAGGCCTTGAGGTCGAGATAGGCATCGGTCGCGGTAGCCGCGAAGGTGTTGGGCAGCACATGGCCGGCCAGCAGGGTGCGGATAAGCCAGAGCGCCGGGGTGATGACCACCCCGCGTACCAGCCGCCAGAACGGGCTCACGTCAGAGTCATTGGTGATGAGGGAGCCGGCGGCCACCACCTCCTTTTTGAGCTCGGCCTCCATGGCCTGCTCGGTGGTCGGGACGCCGGTCTCGGCCAGCAGGGCCATAAAGTCCACGGTCGGGCGCAGGTTCACAGGGTTACCTCCAGTTCGCCGAATTCATAGGTGCGAGCGGTGACCAGCACACGGTCGGGGGCCTCTTCACTGATGAGGATGGTGCCGGGCACCAGCCGCTCGTCGTCTTCAACCAGCAGCTCAATCTCGGTCATCACGTCGCTGCGCAGGGTAGGGCTGCGCTCGCCGATGAGCTTGCGGGCGAGCCCCGACTCCATGATGCGGTGCTTGATGTCCTGACCGATGCTGTGGCGGTCCTGGGTGTAGCG